GAAATGGCACAAAAGCTCCAGGTGCAGTAATCGAACCTAGATTTCTTGATAAACTTTCATTTAATTTTAAACCTTTTTCAAAAGTATTTATTGGCAATAGATCAGAATATGCAGCTAGAGCTTTGGCATCTCCTAGAAGCGGAGTGCCTCAATATGTTCAAGGTGATTTAAGTCAGTTAATAAAAAAAGTATTTTCAGATAAACCAAAACTAGGTGTAGGTACATTTGGTACAGGAGTTAAATATCAATCTAAGAATGTAAGAGACTTGAAAGGTGTTGGTTTATTTGGTGGTACTGATGACGCATTTGTTGATTACACTAATCCATGACTTTAGTTAACACCAGAGCAGCTTTTGAAAAAGCAGTAACAGATGCAGTTGAAAACGTAGATCCAACTGTAGAAATGATTTATGACAATATGATTTATAAAACTCCTGGAAAGACTAAAAAATATATTGTTATGTCAATAGATTTTGGACAGGCAACAACACAAACACAAGGACCATCACAGGATTTTTATTCTGGTGTTATTCAATGTAATATTTATGTTCCAAGAGGTAAAGGTAGTGCAGTTTTATCTGCTTTAGGAGAAGCCGTTATTGATGGACTTACTTCTGTTAATGCTTCTGACTACGTTGATACCTTTAGTTGTGACCCTAGAGTATTAGATGTTGTTGGTCCTGCTCCTATTGAATTAGATGACTCTGCACATTTTTTAGGCTTAATATCTTGCCAATTCACTGCAAATGCGTAGTATAGTAATGTAATATTACTTTTATATATGACTAGAGCAGTTGACCTTTTAAAAAACAGGTTTGGAGTTTCTCAACTTTATAAGCATGATGTCAAACAAGATGATGAAATTATTTTAACTATTTACTGGCATCCACTAACTATTGCTGAAAGAGAAGCAATACAGAAAAAAACTGGTACAGATGATACTAATGATTACGCTTTACAAATGATGATTGAAAAGGCATTAGATAAAGAAGGTAATCGCATTTTTCAAGATGGTGATAAGGCTTCATTAAGAAGAGAAATATCAGCATCTATTCTTGAGGAAATTCAAATAGCAATGATTACAGTAGGTGCTGATAAGGAGGTAAAAGAGGCTAAAGCCGATTTAAAAAGCTAATAAAGATTGGCAGTTTATTTATTCTTTAGCAAAAACATTACATAAAACTGTTGCTGAGTTATGTGAAACTTTGACTATTGAAGAAATGATAGGTTGGGCTGCATATAATGAAATTGAAAATGAAGAATATAAAAAACAACAAGAACAAGCACAAAAAACTAATGCTTTAAGAGGTAAAAGAAGGTAATATAGAGAAAATGTTTTAATTTTTATAGCAAGTGGCTAATTATAATATTGATTTATTACTTACAATAAAAAATTCTAATAAATTAAAACAGCTTAATAAAGATTTCAAAAAAACAAATGAAGAGCAAAAAAGAGTAAGGCAAGGATTAAAAGAAATGGATAAGGGCTATAAAAAGTTCTTTCCAAGTCTAAATAAAATAGTAAGTTTACAAACTAAAGCTCAAGAGATGTTTAATAAAACAGCTTTGGGTACAAGAGCTAATACTATGGCAGCTAAAGATTTAGTTGCAGCACAAAGATTATTAAATCACGAATTAGCACAGAGAAATAAATTATTAAAAGAAGTTCGAGGAGGTGCTTTTGAATCAAATATTGTTCAAAATGTAGGTCGTAGCCAAAGAGGTCGGGCTGGTTCTGGATTCGCAAGTTTTAGTAGTAGGGCTACCGAAGTTACTGAACTAGCAAAAACAGAAGCAATGAAAACTAAAGCTAGAGATAAACATTTAAAAAATATTGATAAAAAAGTTGCAAAAATAGCAACAATTCAAACACAGCAACAAACACAGAGAGCCTTTAGTGCATTGCCTGGGGGTAATTTTGGAATACCAGGAGGTCAAATTGGTCCTCGATTGCCAATACAAAACAGATTAGGTTTTGGTAAAAATGCACAAAGCGGTCCTTTTGCTATGCCAGGCGGTGCGATGGGTAGGCTAAAAGGTGGTGCTGGTAGTGCATTGATTGGTGGAGGTTTCCCTTTGTTGTTTGGTGCTGGTGGATTAAGTTCTATTATGGGTGGTATAGCTGGTGCTGCTGGAGGAGCACTTGCACCAGGAGGAGGATTTGCTGCTTCTATTGCTGCTACTGCTGCTGCTGCTCAAATAGAAAAAGCTAGAGCTTTTAGAAAAGAAATAAATAATCTTAATTTAGACTTAGAAAGTATGGGTATTGCTTCAACATTTTCAAGAAAACAAATAAAAGAATTAGCTAAAGAATTTAAAATTACTAATGATGAAGCGATAAAATTAGCAAAAACTTTTAAAACTTTTGGAGCAGATCAAGCAGGAATATTATTATCAGCCTTTGGTTCAAGAGAGGTTTTTGATACATTATCTGGTTTAAGAAATACTGAGGATGTATTGAGTAAAATTCAATCAGTTAGAGAACAAATTAGTGAAACTCAAAGACAGGATTTATTACAAACATTAGCTACAAAAGGATCATTAGAAACACAAGCAAAATTAGAAAGAATAATATTTGAACAAAGAAAGAAAGCCTTTGTTGAAGGAGAAATAGATAAGATTAAAATTTTAGATATACCAAAAGAATTTAGAGCTACAAAAGATCTTCAGAAAGAATTTGCGAATTTAAAAAGGGTTGAACTTGGCGAAGAATTTGAAAAAATAAATGGATCAGGATTAAAAATATTAGAAAATCAAATAAAAATAAATGAGCAAATGCAGTTTTTAGCAGAATTTAACGCACCTACAGATCAATTAAGAGAAATGTTAAATCCAATGAGACAAATATTAGATTTAAGTATGGCAATAAAAGATGGATTTGAAGAATCTTTCAAAGGAATTATTAAAGGAACAATGACTGTTCAAGAAGCGTTTAGAAGTATGTTAAATAGAATTGCAGATCATTTTTTAGATGCTGCTGCAAGAATGGCTGCTACACAAATACAACAAGGATTTTTAGGATTATTTAGTAATATGTTTAATTTTGGAGGCCCTACACCATTTAGACCTGCTCCTGGTACTTTTGGAACAAATATTCCAAGTGGTTCTGATTTATTACCAGGTTCATTTGGTATATCTAGTATTACAAGAGCAGCAGGAGGTCCAGTAAAAGGTGGAAGCAGTTATCTTGTTGGAGAACGTGGGCCAGAAATGTTTAGCCCAGGTGTATCAGGAATGATTACACCAAATCATGCTCTTGGTGGATCTACAAATGTAATAGTAAATGTAGATGCTTCTGGTTCTTCTGTTGAGGGTGATGAACAACAAGGTAGAGAACTTGGTCGTCTTATATCAGTAGCGGTACAATCTGAATTAGTACAACAAAAAAGACCTGGAGGTTTACTTGCATAATGGCTACTTTTCCTTCAATTACCCCAACATACGGACAGCAAAAAAGATCCGCACCAAAAACTAGAACAGTTCGTTTCGCTGATGGATATGAACATAGAATATTATTTGGACTTGCAGAACATCAAAATCCAAAGATATTTAATTTAACTTTTAATGTTTCAGAAACAGATGCAGATACAATAGAAACATTTTTAGATGCAAGAGCAAATGATAGTGCCAGCTTTGATTTTACACCACCAGGAGAAGCTAGTTCATCTAAATTTGTTTGCGAAGCATGGAGTAAATCAATACCTTATTTGAATAGGGCAACAATACAGGCAACATTTAGGGAGGTGTTTGAACCATGAGTACTGATCCTGTATTTAGTGAAGTTCAAAAAATAAATCCTTCTGCAATTATTGAACTTTTTACATTACAGTTAGACAACTCTTTACATGGTGCGACTACAATTTATCGATTTCATTCTGGATCTAATCTTAATGCAAATGGTGAAATAGTCTGGGCTGGTAATTCTTATCAAAGATTTCCTATAGAAGCTACAGGTTTTGCATATCAACGTGGTCAAATTCCAAGACCAAAACTTGTTGTTAGTAATGCGTTAGGAACTATATCTGCAATTTTAGAGGCTGTAAATTTCGTTACTGTAGGTAATGATTTAACAGGTGCTACTGTTACAAGAATAAGAACAATGGCAAGATTTTTAGATGCTGCAAATTTTAGTGGAGGTAGTAATCCTTTAGGAACACCTGATCCTACAGCAGAGTTTAAACGTCAGATTTATACAGTAGATCGAAAAGCAACAGAAAACAGAGAAGTAGTAGAATTTGAATTAGCAGGAGCTATTGATATGGCTGGTATTAGAGCACCCAAACGCCAATGCACCCGTGCCTTATTTCCTAGTATTGGTACGTTTACGCAATGAGTTGGAAATATAAAGCACTACTTCATGCTCAACGTGAAGATCCCAGAGAATCTTGTGGACTTTTATTAAATGTAAAGGGTAAAGAAAAGTATTATCCGTGTCGTAATCTTTCAATTACAGATAATCAATGTTTTATTATCGACCCAGAAGATTATGTAAAAGCAGATAATGTGGGTGAAATTATTGCAGTTGTCCATAGTCATCCTATAACACCTCCAGAACCTAGTCAGGCAGATAAAATTAGTTGTGAACAAAGTAAATTACCCTGGTATATTGTCAATCCTAAAACTGAACAATGGGGTGAATGTATTCCAAATGGTTACGTTCCAGATATTTTAGGAAGGCAGTGGGTATGGGGTGTAACTGACTGCTGGAGTTTAGTTGTTGATTGGTATAAAAAAGAAAAAGGAATTGTTTTAAAAGATTATGCAAGAAATATGACACCACAGGAGTTTTTAGAAAACCCTTTGTTTGAAGATTATGCCTGGCGAACAGGTTTTAGAGAACTTAGACCAGACGAACCATGTGAGGAAGGAGATGTTTTATTAATGTCAATAATGCACCCAACTTTAAATCATGTAGCTATTTTTCTTGGAGATATGGTTTTACATCATTTAGCAGATAGACTATCTTGTAGAGAGCCATATTCTGAGTGGTTGTTAAAATGCACTGGTAAGAGGTATCGCTATGCTCAGAAAAGTTAAACTTTATGGAGAATTAGCTGACTTTATAGGTCATAAAGAATTAGATGCTGTAATAAATTCTACTGCTGACGCAATACGTTTTCTTGTTAGCAACTTTCCAAGTTTAGAAGCACATATGGCAGATAGATATTATAAAGTGCTTGTTGATGATTATGAAATAGGAGAAGAAGATATACATAATCCGATAGGACAATCAGATATAAGTATTGTTCCTGTTATCGCTGGTGCAGGTGGAGGTTTAGGTAGAACTTTATTAGGAGTAGCAATGGTTGGATTAGCATTTGCAATGCCTGGTGCAAATTTTAGTGGGTTGGGATTTTCAGCAGCAAAAGGATTTAGTGGATTTCAAGCAGCTATAGGTAATATTGGTATTGCATTGACTTTACAGGGTGTAAGTCAAATGTTATTCCCTTTACCTCAACCACAGGATTTTAGTAACGAAGAAGATCCAAGAATATCATTTAGCTTTTCTGGTGTTCAGAATACATCAAGGGCTGGTACTTCTCATCCAATAGCTTATGGTGAGATAGTAACAGGATCAGTTGTTATCTCTGCTGGTATTGACACTAATCAGGTAACAGCATGACAGATAAAATCATTAGAGGTTCTGGTGGTCCTCCTCCCACTCCACCCTCTCCAACAAGAGCACCTGATACTTTAAACAGTAGGCAGTTTGCTACGATTCAAGATTTATTATCTGAAGGAGAGATAGAAGGTTTTGCTACTCCATCAAAAGCAGGACTGACAAAAGGAACTACTGCTTACAACAATGCAGCATTGAAAGATATATTTTTAAACGATACTCCTATTCTTAATTCCAGTGCCAGCAACACTAATCCTCAAACAGCAGATTTTAACTTTCAAAATGTAGGATTTACACCTCGTTTTGGTACAGGAAATCAAGAGCATATTCCTGGTATTGAAAGTAGTCAGTCATTAACAAGTGTAGGAGTAACAGTAACAGCTTCTTCTCCTGTAACTCGTCAGATAACAAATACTAATGTTGATGCTGCAAAAGTTACAATTACATTTCCTCAGTTACAAAAAGCTACAGATGAAGGAGATTTACTTGGTTCTACTGTCGAATTAAAAATACAAGTTCAATACAATAGTGGTGGTTTTAACGATGTTTTATCAGACACTATTACAGGTCGTACTGCTGATGCGTACCAGAAAGAATATCGTGTAAATATTACAGGTGCATTTCCTGTAGATATTAGAGTTGTAAGAATCACAGCAGATAGCACTTCATCACAATTAGTAGATGCTTTTACTTGGACAAGTCTTGGTGAAATTGTTGATGATAAACAAAGATATTTAAACAGTGCTTATACCAATTTAAGAATAGATTCTGAGCAGTTTAGTTCTATACCAAAAAGAGCTTTTCGTATTCGTGGTGTAAAAGTGAGAATCCCTGGTGCAGGTGCAGGTGGATCTGGTACACCCTCTGTTGATTTGCAAACAGGAAGAATAATCTATCCAAGTGGCTATATCTTTAATGGAACAATGGGTGCTGCCGTTTGGTGTTCATGCCCTGCAATGATATTGCTTGACCTGTTAACTACTGAAAGATATGGATTTGGAACGCATATTACAGACAGTAATTTAGATTTATTTAGTTTTGTGGCAGCCAGCAGATATGCAAATGAATTGGTATCAGATGGTTTTGGAGGACAAGAAGCTAGATTTAGTTGCAATGTAAATTTACAAGGATCTATGGAAGCGTACCAGTTAATAAATGAATTAGCTGGTGTTATGAGATGTTTTCCTATATGGTCTGAAGGTTCTGTAACTATTACACAGGACAAACCAACAGATCCAAGTTATCTATTTAGTTTGGCAAACGTAGGTGAAGGTGGGTTTTCATATTCTGGTAGTAGCTTAAAGCAAAGACATACTGTTATCTCTGTTAGCTATTTCAATATGGATAGCAGAGAGATAGATTATGAAGTTGTAGAAGATACTACTGCACAAGCAAAATTAGGAATAGTCAAAAAAGATGTAAAAGCATTTGCCTGTACTTCCCGTGGTCAGGCCCAGAGATTAGGTAAGGCAATACTATTTAGTGAACAGAACGAATCAGAAGTTATTAGTTTTACAACATCAATAGATGCTGGTGCAATCGTAAGACCTGGATCTGTTATTTCTGTCAACGATCCTGTTCGTCATGGTGCTAGACGATCTGGAAGAATTAAAGCTGCTTCTACAACTCAAATTACTGTAGATAACACAGCAGATTTAGATACTTTTGGTGGTACAAATCAAAAATGTAGCGTAATATTACCAAATGGATCGTTAGAAACAAAAAATATAACAGGAATTGTAGGCAGTGTAATTACATTAGATTCATCTTCTCCTTTATCTACAACACCAAATGTTAATTCTATTTGGTATGTGCAAAGTGATCGAATTGAACCTGATGAAAGGCCAAAAACATTTAGAGTAATAACTGTTGAAGAACAAGATGGTATTAATTATGCGATTACTGCATTAACTTATATTGATGGAAAGTATGCAAATATTGAACAAGGTATTTCTTTACCACCTAGAGGTGTTTCATTACTTAATAGCCCCAAAAATCCCCCATCAAACTTACAGGCATCAGAAAGAATTGTTGTTATAAATGCTCTTGCTGTAACTAAATTAATTTTATCTTGGGTATCAGTAACAGGTGTTAGTCAATATCTTGTTCAATATAGATTTAACAATACTAACTGGGTTAGTGAAGTTGTATTTAGACCTGATTTTGAAATAATAAATACTGAAGCTGGAACTTATGAATTTAGGGTATTTTCATTTAATGCAGCCTTAAAATTATCTGCGACATCTTCTGATCTTACTTTTAACTCTGTAGGTAAAACAACACCACCTGGAAATGTTCAAAACTTATCAATGGAGCCAGTTACTAATAAATTAGTAAGACTTAGATGGACAAAAGCTGTCGATCCTGACGTTTTACATGGAGGAAGAGTATATGTAAGGCATAGTAATTTAACTAACGGCACTGGTACGTTTCAAAATTCAGTTGATCTTGTTACTGCATTGGCAGGTAATACAACAGATGTTGTTGTTCCTTCTTTAGATGGTGAGTATATTCTTAAATTTCAAGATGACCAGGGAAACTTCAGTACTGGAGAAGCCAGTGTAATACAGGATTTACCTGATCTTATTGATACTCAAGTTATATTGCAAGATAGAGAAGATTTAGATAGCCCTGCGTTTCAAGGCACAGATACTAATACAGAATTTAATACCACAACCAGTGCATTACAACTTTCTGATCCAGCAACAAACGCAACAGGAGAATATGCTTTTAAAGATATTTTAGATTTAGGTGCTGTTTTTTCTCTTGATTTAAAAAGAGTCATACGTTCTGTTGGTTTTAACATAGGAACAGATATAGAAACTATTATCCCAAGTGGATCTTTATGGGATAATTATGCTACTGACGGTAACTTTGATGGACCAGCAGCAGATGAAGCAAACTGTCAGATACAGGTAGCAACATCTCAGACAGCATCAGGAAGTTTTGGATCGTTTAACAATTTTGCCAATGGTACATTTAAAGGTCGTAGGTTTAAATTTAAGTTAGTTTTAGAAACTACAAACACTGCTCAAAACATGAACGTACAACAGGCAGGATTTACAGCAGAATTTCAGTCAAGAACAGAACAAAATTATCAAACAGGAGGCAGCACTTCTACCGCACCACAATCATCTGGAACGTCAGCAAAGACAGTTACGTTTGGAAGTCCATTTTTTGTTGGTACTTCATCTTTAGGAGGAGCAAATGCTTTCTTGCCTACTGTTGGTATAACAATTCAAAATGCTCAAGGTGGAGATTTCTTTACTGTAACTAATGTTTCTGGCACAGGATTTACAGTAACTATAAAAAATAGAGATACGTCAGGTAATGAAACTTTTGTTAATAGGTCTTTTACTTTTTCTGCTGTAGGATATGGTAAAGGGGTGTAATATGGAGAAAAGTATTTATTAAATGGCACAAGTTGGAGATTATAATATAGCCAATGCGTCAGGTGCTTCAGTTCGTAGTGACCTTAATGCTGTTTTTGCTGCAATAAAAACTCTTAATAGTGGTGGTTCTGACCCTAGTAATACATCAGCTTTTATGCCTTATGTTGATACGGCAGATAGCAATAATTTAAAAATAAGAAATGCAGCTAATGATGGTTTTGTAACTGTAGGATCTGTTGATTCAGCAAATTTAGGATTACTACCAAGAGCAGGTGGTACGATGACAGGTCAGCTTTTGGCTGACGATAGTGCAGGAGCTTCCGCACCAGCTATAGCTTTTGATGGTGATACAGATACAGGAATATTTAGAGTTGGAGCTAATACTATGGGATTTGCTACTGCTGGTGTTGAAAGAGTAGAGATTAGTGATGCTGGGCTAGATATGAGTAATGGTTTACCTATAAGATTTCAAGATTCCAGTGGTGCTCCTTTTGTTGCTTTAAAATCACCTTCTTCTGTTAGTAGTAACGTAACTTTTACTTTGCCAGGTGCTGATGGAAGTGCTGGAGAATTTTTAAAAACAGATGGATCAGGTAACTTAAGTTTTTCTATAGTACAAGGTGTTCCAAGCGGTTCTGTATTTTGCATGGCTGTGGCTACAGTACCATCAGGTTATTTGGAATGCAATGGTGCTGCTGTTAGTAGAACTACATATTCAGTGTTATTTGCTGTTATCGGTACAGCTTATGGAACTGGGAATGGTTCTAGTACCTTTAATTTACCTGATTTGCGTGGTGAATTCGTTAGAGGTTTTGATAATGGTAAGGGAACAGATAGTGGAAGATCAATAGCTACTTCACAGGGATCACAGAATGCACAACATAATCACTCTGCAAGTGCTACATCAACAGCAGGTGCTCACTCTCACTCATTGAATTATCAAAGAAAACACGTTGAAGATACTGGTACTGCTGCAATTACTGATATTAGAAGAGAAGGCGGTGATGGTGATGGAGGATCTCAGACATTTACAAATGATACAACTTCTGGCTTTATGAATAATGCAACTGTTTCTGTAAGTACAAGTGTTTCTATTGGAAATCAGGGTGGTAATGAAAGTAGACCAAGAAACGTGGCTATGATGTATGTAATTAAAATTTAATTATGGCGATCCAACCTGGCACATATAATTTTACGTTGCAGCGTAGATCAGATCACACTATTCCTTTGCTATTTAAAGATGGAAATGATGCTGCGATAGATTTAACTGGATATACAGTAGAAGCACAAGTTTGGGAAGAAACACGCACCACCAAATATGCAGATTTTACAACAACTTACACTGACCGTTCTGCTGGTTCTGTTTCTATAGCGTTGACAGACACACAAACAGCTACATTTACACCTGATGTTTTAAAATATGATGTTTTGTTAACTGCTCCTTCAGGGTCGAAAGAATATTATTTAGAGGGTACTATATATGTAAGTGAAGGATACACCGCATGACTTCAGTTAATGTTACAACTACAAAAAATACAGTTACCGTAAACGGAGAAACCCGTGTTGTCACTGTAAAAACTCAGGGTCCACAGGGTCCAGCTTTTTCTGACGGTGATAAGGGTGACGTAACAGTATCAAGTAACGGAACAGCGATTAGTATAAATAATAGTGCGGTAACAAGTGCTAAGATAGCTGATGGAGCGATAGTAGATGCGGATATAAATGCGAGTGCTGCGATTGCATTGTCAAAACTTGCCACAGGTGCATTGCCTACAGCAATTACTGTTACCAGTGCGAATATAAGTGATTTAAGTATTGTTGATGCTGATATTAGCGGAAGTGCAGCCATATCTTTGAGCAAGTTAGCAACTGGAGCGTTACCAACAGCGATTACGGTTACGAGTGCAAACATATCTGACCTTAGTATTGTTAATGCTGATATAAATGCTAGTGCTGCTATTGCAGGTACGAAAATTAGTCCTGATTTTGGTAGTCAAAACATAGTAACAACTGGAACTGGTGCTACAGGAGCATTAGGTGTTACAGGAGATATAACTGTTTCTGGAACAGTTGACGGAAGAGATGTTGCAGCAGACGGTACAAAGCTAGATGGTATTGAAAGCGGTGCTACTGCTGACCAGACAGCAAGTGAAATTGTAA